TTACGAAACTCAGGCCAGATTATTTTCTCTGAAATCTGTTTGTTCCATCTAGGCACAAAATTTACCAAAGCATTAAGTATAATAAAAGTCTCAATCATTAAGTATTTAGCAATACACATTTTTAGCAAAATAGGATGTTGTCCATCCTTCACTTCAAAGACCTCATCAAACTCATACTCATCCAATAGTTTATCAATGTCATTATTAAACATATAAGATAAACTCTGAATTCTTTTTTGCCAATCTCTATACGAGACTTCGGCTTGTTCTGTTAATGTATCTGTAATCCAAAAATTTTCATTATCGACAAAATTTGCTACAAAGAATGTTTTGATCTCTTCATCTTTATATGTTTTTGCAAGTTTTGCAAAAAGAAAATTATCTTTGCGTTTTGAGAATGTTACTTTAGATGTTCTTATACGGCCATCATATTTGAAGTAGTCGTAAGAAGGTGACGTAAAGTGTCTTTTGATAGCAAGATATTCTTTGTAACATTCGTAAGGTTCCACTTTGATCATAATCCAGGTATTTTAGTTGTCTTTGGAAAGAAATGCAATTCTTCTGCTTCTTCTCTTACTCTTTGCTTTAAAGCACCTTGAACAAGTTTACCAATGGTTTCTAATTCTATATTATTTTGTTCACAATAATATTGTATAGCATCCATATAGGTCATATTTTTTGACCTTCTTATATGCTCAATTGTTATTGTAAAATCTTGAGGTGATAGTATTTTAAGCATTTAATTTTTTGATTACATTATCGATTGAATGTTTGACCATATCTGGCGTAATACTTTTTGTACATATAAAATCGTTATTGTCAGGACACCAATCCCACTTACCAGGATCAAATTTATGTCTATTATAACAACTATTACATACGTCTTTATTATGTACACGTTCACACTCAATTTCAAATTCGGAATAAGGCTCACTAAATCCTGAAATTAATACCACAGGTTTTTCTAATGCCCAAGCAAGCCAAGACAGTCCAGAACCAAGACCCATAAAAAATTCGCATCCGTTTATGGTTGCTATTGTCTGATCTAATGTTCTTTCGTGTCTATTAATTACACCTTCAGGAGCAGAATTCATATAATTGCCTGCTCCAAACATTTGATGCTTATCAACGCATACAACATCATAATTTTTTTCTTTAAGATATTTAACTATCTCATTCCAACCTCCTTCATAGTTCCAATATTTTGCTTGTGCCGTAGATTGAATTCCTATGCACACATATGGATTTTGTAAATCTGCTTCTAATTCATTTACCATTATTTTAGCACGTTCTTCCTTATAGTCAAGTCCTAGAATTGAAGAACTTACTTTCTGTAAAGGGATTTTTTTCGTGTCCTCAGGACATTTGCTCATGTCATTTGTAAGCCAACCAATCCAATATTTGTAAGTAAATTTGCCACTATTTAAAAATGTATTGTGTTCGTCTATAAATTCTATATTAGGATATTTGTCTCTAAACAGATGATTAAAAAATGTAAAACAATAAACTTTACACTTGTGTTTTTGCTGAAATTGATTTACAGAACCAACCCATGCTAAATTATCACCTAAAGCACCAGAATCAAAATAAATATAAACAGATTCATTACTCAAATTCATCTTGTGTTCTTTGACTATAGGACCGTCTTTTTCTTTAACAATGATGTGCCATTGCATAAAATATTGAATATTTGATCCACACCAATTATTATTTCCTATCAAATTTGAATATACTGTACCGCCATTTTCTAAATTTTTAAAAGTGACTTCATATTGTTTTTCTGTATTACCTAATATTTCTACAACTGGATTTGGGTCAAATCTAATATTGACTTGATTTTGTTCAACGATTGGTTCTTTCTTTTGAAAGTCAGTATTATTATAAGCAAACATCAATCTATCTTTCATCGATCTTGGTTTGCTCGATTTTAGATCTTTCGCTTCGTAATAATATTTTTCAAGTGTTTTAAATATATTGGACCAATCTCTTTCTACTGCAAATGCTCTTGCTTTTTTAGAAACATCATCGTAGTTATCAACGATGTTTTTTATACCATCAATTATCGTATCAACTTCTCTTGTACATTCTATCAAACCAGGTATCTCTACTTTATCTTGCATAGTTCCTACACAAGGTAAACCACATGCCATTGCTTCAAGTACCGCTAGACAAGGCTGTCCAGTTTCAATAGATGAAGGATGCACAATAATATCATGTTCGTTTAAGATTTTTCTTAGTTCGTTTTTATCTACATTACCTGTCTGTACAATTTCAATGTCTTTTTTACAACTGTTTAATACCTTGTAAAAGATATCATTATAATTTTCATGTATGCTATCTGGACCAACTATTGTAATAGGCATATTTAATTTGTGTGCCGCCTGAATAGCAAGATGAAAACCTTTACGATCATCTCCACCACCCACACAAACAAGTCGTGGTTTATCTTTTCTTTTATTAGTCGGAAAAAAGAAATTTGAATCGACACCATGATCTAATTTTCTCAATTTTTCAGGAGTATCATAATATGTTATTAAGTGATCACACGGTATCAATGAAAACAATGAATTTTTAATTGATTTATTATTGACTTGATAATACCATGATTCTTTTCCATTAATCCATGGATGAACATCATGAGTTGTAAAGATATAAGGTATACACCTATCTTCTACTAGATCGGCAAAACCTCCAGTATGTACATGAAATACGTCATACTCATCAAGATCCGCTTGTGTAATATCATCTAACCATTTTAATGATACATCATGACCATAATGCTCTGCCATTCTTATATAATGATAGATAACTTCCTCTAGCCCACCATATTTCTTAGGTGGTATATCAAGACCACACCCAACATGCACTTGCATAATTTTCAAGTTATCAGTTTTCTCAACCTTATTTTCTATTTTTTCAATCTTGAAATCTTCTTTTATTTCTATTTTTGTCTCTTCAAAATTCTTTAGAGAAACAATATGATATCGATTCATCTGCTCAAAGAAATTGAACTGATATCCGTTTCCTAAAATGACATCATATATCGATTGAATATTATCAACACCAGTTCTCAAATTATAATGTAAATTTTTATTCTCGCAAAAGAATACAATCTCATAGTTTTGAGCATTACTGTTTTTTATTTGTTGAATTTTGTTATTGACAAAGGCTGGCTCAGTCTCTAATTGAATTTTAAAGAAATAATAGTCAACTGATTGATCAAAATAATCAAACCTTATATCATGGTCAAAAAATAATTTTCTAGATTTATCTTTTTGATTATCTGTATAGTCATAATTCACAAACGATATTGTTTGTATTTTGTCAGCCCAATTGAGAGAAGTTGTATATGTTGACTCCGCAAGTTCATAAATGTCATCAAAATATTTGATGTTACGAGGATATTCAAGAATAAGTTCTTTTCTTCGTTTTCTGGCATCTATTGCAAGTTGTGCTTCACCTCTTTGATTCCATCTTGTAAAATTTTCGGATGCACCATGCTCTCTTGCAATGTATAATGTTCTAGGTATAGTCATCCATTTGCCACGTTCTTCAAGCATCAATAACCATTGTCCATCATTTGAAGAACAGGCATCACCGTCTTGATGTTCTGGAAATTCAAGCCCTGGTAGATTTCTGAATATTCTCAAGTATCCAAATATGCTACTTCTACAATGCCATAACTTTTCAAAACCCTCTAAGAACGAGTCGTTATCAGTAGACATATAGACATTATCTTTATAATTTTCAAATGTCTGTTTTGGACCTACAGGTAATTTTTCAGAATATTTGTTTGCATTGAAATGCATCAGAACTACTTCTGGAAAAATCTTGAAATAGTAGTTTATCTTTTCAAAGCAATTAGGTAGCAATTTATCATCAGCATCTAAATGACAGACGATATCACCAGTTGCGAATTTTTGTGGGTTCCACCACATCTGTTTCTTATGCTTTGGAAATGCTACTCGTATTCTTGGGTCACGATTTTGTAGATCCAATAATTTTTGAAATGTGTTATCATCGGAAAAATCATCTCCAATAACCCATTCCCAATTATCATAATTTTGACTTATTACAGTTTCGGCTAATTCATCGATAAACTTTTCTGCATTAAAACATGAGGTAACGAGTGATAGTTTTAGACCTTTGCTTTTAGTTTCATGTTTTGGTTTTATAAGATTGTATTTTTTCTCTACTTCTATTTCGTGTTTAACTTCGTCAAACTCCCACTGTACAGGTTCAACCCAATCACCACGAGATGCGGCCGATCTTTCATAAAACCAATCATGATTGTAACTATAAATCTTAGGAAAATTGTCTTTGTATTTTTCTCGTAGTCTGTCTGTACCAGCGTATTCGTTGTCTCTAAAACCCTCGCCTTTTATCTGTAAATCAAGAAGAAATTCACGCTTCCACAAAGTTGGTTGATGACTTACTAACCAATCATTTTCAGGACCCCATTGAATAAGTCTTTTATTTCTAATGTATATGTCCGTCTCACGTTTAGGCACGACATGATCAAGTCTTATAACTCTATGCAATTTCAAAGCATCGACATCATAAGAATAACAAAAACTAGCGAGATCTGAAAACAGTTCTTTATCAATCTTAAATTTAGGCCACTGATCTTCTTGCATGTAAAAAATATAATCTGTATCGACATTCTCCAACATGTATATCAGTCTGTCACTCCATCCCTCATCTATTTGTTTTGATTTTCCATACCAATCTTTAATCCATTCTCGTTCTTCAATGCCCCAATATTGCTTACTTTTACCAGTCTTTAATTGTTTTATTCGGTCATCCTGATATGGAAAATCTCTTTCTTCATTGCAGAAATATATCTGCCAATCTAAATCAAAGTCCCAAAATCTGTTAAACATGACATACCAACCTTCCCAAAAATGGGAATAGTTATCACAGGTTTGAACTAATACACTTACTTTTGGTTTCATGAATTCTTAAAATAGAGGGTGTTACAAACTTTTAATCGTGTCTTCATTGACTGATCAAATAAATCATATGTTCTAAAAAGTTTACCATCACAATATATTTCGATTACAGAATCACCATATAATTGCAAAAGATGATAATGATATTTACCAGCATTAAATTCAAAAAAAGGTTTTTCTTGTTTGTTGATGAAAACTTGAAATTTTGTCTCTTTATGTGGGTTCATTAAAAAAAGAAAATTTGGTGCAGGATCTGTAGGTGAATTGACAACCTTTTCGGATAATATTAATGCAACCCATGAAAAATCTTGATGTGTATGCACTCTATCTTGTATCATACCCATACGTTCAAGATTATCTACAAAAGGTAAAAGTTCTATATTTTTATTTCTATCATCACCATTATATGCGGTCAATCCAAAGGCATACGCAAAAAATTCTTCACCAACTAAAAAACTATATTCATTTAAAATATTTTTTTGATCCTGAACATTTTTTAATTTTTCAAATCTTTCTAAAAGATAATCAACCCTAGCAGATATAAAACGTGTGGTTGTTTGCATCTTCGTTGTTACAGATGTATCATATCCTCTACCATCGTCAACTGTTTTTTCATTTTGCCAATAATAAAAAACACCATCTAAACCGTTATCTATTTTATTTTCGTTGATTATTAATTCATCAGGTTTTTCTAATAAACCATCATAATCAAACAAATGTATCTTTGATTTACCTAATAATTTTGCATAAGCAGTACCAATATGCATTAGTCTGTAAACTGCTAGAACTGTATTATATGAACAAAATTCTTTTGATGTGATGTCGTAATTCGGTGCATACCATGTCATCCATCCAAGATACTCTACATCAGACAAAACAATATTGTCTTTGTCATAAACAAAATAATCAACTTCTTCTTGAAATTCTTTTGTCGCTTGGGTGTGAGATGTTACGATCACCTCATAACCAAACGATTTTATTTTTCTAACAAATTCAAGACAGACATTAATTCTCTCTTCATCACTTAAATGTGCATGAATACATACTATCGAGTCTTCACAACTCATAAGTTATATCACCTTCTTTTAATAATGTTGTACCGTCTTTATGAGATTTATCAAGATATGAATCGCCTGAACACTGTATTGATATTGGATCTTTAACAATACCACATTTTTTATCAGGAAATACAAATGAATTCAACCATAAATCATAAGTGTCCCAACCAGTGTTCTCAAACTTTTCAATAAAATATGATTTCTTTTTTGTCGGCACTAGATAACAGTGTGCCTCTGACATTCTGTCCGTAACTCCAAAGTCTTCATATTCATCATAATGCCAATCAGGTATACGTTTACCGAATGACATGTAATTCAAATCATTATACATCAAATCATCGTAACTGTCAATAATAATTTTAAAAACTTCTTCTGGAGGTTTGATAAAGATAGCATCACACTCACAAAATAAAACGGCATCATAATCATCAGTCATATGTTCTTCAAAAACTCTACGATGAGCCATATAATTTCCATAATGAGCACCAGTTAATTTATAGTCACCAGGTTCCATTTGAACAACATCAGGCCTAGCACATGTATCTGTAGGAGGTAAATCTGTAAATCTTTTGTTCATAGATTGTTCATAAACCCAATCAGAAACATTAAGTAATTCTGATATATGTCTCATACTCTCAAGTTCTCTTGATCCTTCTGTAGTACATAACATATGAACTACTTTAATCTTCGGATATCTTTTTGCCCATAACTGTCCTAAACCATTCTCATCTGGTTGCGAACTTTTGACATGTTCACGCTCAACATCAAAACCTAAATTTGTTAGTCGGTTTTCAAGTTCTTCACATCTTTTATAATGATCATCTAGACCACCTGTATTATTAAATTGATGTAACTCGGCACTTATTTTTCTCACTTTATATTTCAAGAAATCGTCTGATATGGTCGGAAAAATATCCCACTCTGCACCTTCACAATCTAATTTAATCGCATCAATCCTGTTCACATTATTGTTTTGTATGAAATGATTGAAACTCATCGTATTTACTTCAATCTTTTTAGTCTGTCCTAACGATGTTGGGTTTTCATTTTGAGTATTATAACTCTCATAAAACGAATTTGTACTACTAGGACCAACAAGCAAAAATTCTTTTTCACCAACATCATTACTCAAGGCACAATTATATTTTTTTACATTATCAAAGTTTTTCAGATTTTTAGAAATTATTTTATAATTTGTGTGTGAAGGTTCAAGAACATGTACTTCTTTCGCACCCTTATCCAAAGCGTATAATGAAAAGAAACCATAATGTCCTCCAACATCTAGTACAACATCACCTTTTCGAATATCGATTTTTTTGTAAACTTTTGAAATAAAAACTTCGTTCATAGTAAACCAAGATGACGGATCATCATCAATACCCACAACATCTATTTCTTGATCTTTTACTGTCACGCTTGGCAAATCACGATTGAATGAGAAACTTTTTTCATATAACAGATGAT